ATGGCAAAGCCACTTATTCAAAAAATAGAGCAAATAAAAACACTTCAAGAACTTAAAATGTGCCAAATGCAATGGATTACCAGTTTGCAGGAATCACGCATTCCTCCTCATGAGCTAGCACATACGCTCCATTCTATTAATTATTCAATTCAGCTTATTCAGCAACGCATCTAAAATAGAACAAGCTGCTGTTTAATTAAGCATTAAACTCACTTGGTACGTATTTCGTGCTTTACCTACCGGTGTTTTTTTCCTATGATGTGCCCCACACATGTGCGCTCGTAGCTCAGTTGGATAGAGTACAGGTTTCCGAAGCCTGGGGTCGTGGGTTCGATCCCCGCCGGGCGCACCAATCTATTTTATAAAATCAATAACTTATATATATTTTGGCGTATATTTGGCGTAATGCGCTATTTATCCACAGGTTTAGAGGTAATTTTGCTTCTTATCAAAGGTCCATCTTTTGCCATTGTAAGTCACAGTGCCATCTAAATTAATGGTCAACTCTTTTAATGAGTAGTCATAGATTTTAAGAACATTCCCGTTCTTATCTAAATCAGCGGGTAGATTGCAAGTATTCTCCATTCTGCCCGCTTCCGAAACCATGATCATTAATTGCTGCATGAAAAACCTCGAGAGAATACAGTTGAGAATAATTTTGCTCAAAATGTGCAATTATCCAGATTATTGAGCAAATAATTGCACTTTAATAAAGGCTCTTACTCAAGAGCCTTCACAATCGCACCGTGTCTTGCTTTGCAATCATTATATTTTGCAACTGTATCAACTGACCAGATCATTAAATCTTTGCCCGTTGTTCCTGCCAATTCATTTAGATTTGGGCATGGTTGAATAAGATTAGCTGGTATTACCGGCTTTAATGAGTTCATTGAGTTGCTGCACCCCAGCATCGTCAATACAGCTAGACTTATAAACAGGACGCTCCACGATCTTTTGCACTTCACGCTCAATATATTCGACTTTAGTGTTTTGCTCTGCTTTGACTTGCTCATAGTCTGCGCTCACTTTATTGATCTGATTTTGCTTTTCTGCAAGAGCTTTCAAATTCTTGCGCTCAATCTCTTGGATCTGCGATTGACACTTTTGTTCAGCTTCTTTTAACTGACCCGTTTTGTAATTGAGTACGGCCAAAGATATGGCCAATAAAAAGCGAGAAACACAATAATGATTTCTCGCCAATATTTAGCAGCAAATACAATCCACATCACTGCGCTCCTATACATTTAGCATGTCTTTCAAGCTGTCTAGTCCAGACGCCATAGCATCCATTTTTACGAATAGAGCAATCGCGCTTTGCAACGTACTTATATTTAAGTAATGAGTCGCAAGCTGCCTTATACTTCCCTACCTTTAGATTTTTCAGCATTGATGAGCTAGACCATGCACCAATCCCGTATTGATACGTGAAATCGAGGTATAGGTCGTATTCAGTTTGTGATAATTTCACGCCCTTCAATGAATCTTTAAACGCGACTTCACGCTTGGCCACATCATTACGCAACCATTTATCTGCTGTTGCTCGTGTGATTGGTGGATCTGTCATTTTTACTGGTGAGCCATCGGGTTTAAATGTAGAACCATGGCCCTGTGTTGGCCGATCCCCTTTAACGGGAATTACTGGCTTTGATGTAAACCCTTCATCGTTTTTTACGCCCACAAAAAAAGCAGCCGAAGCTGCTAAGACTGCTGCAATATATTTAGTCTTGTTTGACATTACAGTCACCTTTATTTTCCAAGCTTTCTAAATAGGCTTTAAGTGCAATTTCATCGCGCTTATTTTTCTTTCTGGCGTAGTACCAGTTCATTAAAAACCAGCTAAACCAATGATGATACTGACCCAAAATGCTAAATCGATTGACCCGATCCACGCCGAAACTGCTCCTGCCACACTTCCCCCGTATGTTGCACCCTTACTGGCCGCCAAAGCGGTCGATGTATCTATAATTTGCTGATTGTCTGCCATGCAGCCCCTAATTTCGGCATAAAAAGCACCCGTTTGGGTGCTGTTATTTCTTCATTTCAATTACACTTAATGTTCTTGAAGTGATCATAAAGTTGCTTCTTGATTCCACATTTAATGGGATATTAACGCCCTCCTGTCGAGCAAATCCTGCTTTAAGTGTGTAGGTAACATTGCCAATAGTACTGTTATCATCAATAGCTGAAACGATAACCGCTGTACCATTAAAATTAACGTTAATATTACCAGTCTCAATATTCGCGCCCAGAGAGCCTCTGCCAATTAAAGACCCATTTTTATATATTGAAATATAAAAGGAAGCCATTGCCCTATCGTTAGCTGCAATTGGATTACCTCGTCCGTCACTTACACTAAAAGCGCCAAAAGTAGGTGTGCAAATATTTACTGAAGCATCAATTCTAACTTTTCCACCACTTCTATTTAACGTTACTTGTAAAGTGTACCTATATGATTTTCCCACGCTGATAGGTGGTTATTAAAATCATTATTAGGCAACCCACCAGTTGATCCTCCTGAAAAACTATTGATAGTTTTGATATCAATTGCTTTAACTCCTATCGGTACAGTTACAGCCTCATCCTTGATCTTTAGGGTATCAATTGCGCCATCTTCAACATTCACAGTTTTGACTTTAATTGTTCCCAAGTCCGCACTAATAGCACTTAAGTTTTCTGCCCAGATTCGATTCGCATTGATATACCCAAAACTAGCATTATCAACATATAAGCCACGCGGAATAACTGTGCCATTAGGCAAAGTCACAGGAGTATTCTGTAATGTCATTAATGGTTTAGGTTCTACACCATCAACACCGACAGGCGTACCAAACTGAATTGCATCATAATTGAATATGAAAGTTGAAGTCGTACCATCATTCATTGACCCATGACCAGAAACATGGCCATTTACATCGAACTTAGTAAACTGCTGAGCATAGATGCCATCTACACTTTCACTGACATTTTGAATAGACGCACTATTCTTACCGACTTTAGTTTGCAACGTTTCCGTTACTTTTATCGTTGAAGAAATAGCACTTGAATTTGCCTCAAGCTGACGCTTGAATACGGCATTGTTCTCATTCATCTGAGCAGAAACTTGATCTGTACGTTTAGATTGAGCCAAATCACCTTCGATACGTGCAGATTGCTCTGACCATACGCCTGCATAATCTCCTTCATTTCCGATTAAGTCAGATTCTGAACCGATTAACGGCGGGTTGAGCTGGGCGTATACACCATCAATACGGGTTGTTTGAGCAATAATCTTATTATCAACATCTTTGATATCTGATTTAACTTGATCAAGTGCACCAGTTGAAGCTTTATCGTCAAGCTCAAGATTAATTGAATCAATTGCTTCAGCATTTGCCGAAGACTGATCTACCGCGACTTGTGCAGATTGGCGTACCGTGGCTAAAGCACTATCATTGCTAGCAATATAAGTATCAATCTTTTGAACTGTTACTTTATCACCCTCAATTCGTGCTTGTACTTCTCGTTGTGCATAAGCCTGTAAGTTATTTAACTCAACTGCCGTTGTATCAATACGCTTACTAAGTGCTAAGTCCCCTTCGATCATTGCCGATTGAACAGACCAAGTTCCTGCGAAGCCCTGATCATTACCGATCAAATCAGACTCAGATCCAATCAAAGGTGGATTTAACTGTGCATATACACCGTCCGTTTTTTCAGCTACAAGTGAAAGATCATTTGCAACAACACGAATGCTTTCTTGAGCTGCAGCAAGACCATCATCACTTGACTGTTTAACAGTATTTACAACTTTAAGAACACCTTCATCACCATCAATAATTTGCTGTGATAAACCATCTTTGGCTTGCTGAATAGCGTTTTGTCGATCAATGACTTCTTGTGCAATCCGATCTTTCGTATTTTGTATATCTTGCTTAATTGGACCAATTTCAGCGTCAATAGTCTCAATATGATCAATCTTGGTTTTAAGATCCTGATTGAGCTGAGATTCACTGATTTGATCATTCAAGAGCTCAAGAACGTCTGTAGCATCGGCAGAAGTTGTCGCATGAGTCCAGTCCGACCATGGCCCAATATTTCCAATCCTATCAATCAAACGCCCCCGATAAAATTGGAGTCAGATTTGACTGCAAGCCTTGAATCGCATGTGTGGTAGTTGGATAAGCGAATAAGCCTAATTGGGCAATATTACTGGTTCCATCTGGTGAAACTTCAATTTCAGTATAAGCCGTATCAAGCGCACCAGTTGATGGAAAGCCCCAATTAAGTTTTATACCGAATAAAATTCCTGTAGCTTGAATAAAAGCGGGTTTCGGCGGCAAGCCTTGCTTTCCAGAGAGTTCAGTCAAAGTTGAATAAACTGGTAAAGAAGCTATTTCAAATGCTGAAATCGCTGTTACTCGTGCTTGATATTGACCTGCATAAATACCAGGTACTTCGACTGAGTTATTGCCGGTTACTGGAAGCTTAATCCAACTACCGTCATCTTTACGCCACTCAACTTGATATTTAACGGCTCCTTTGCCTGCGTCCAAGATACTATCATGGTAGCCACGTTGATGCCCTGATCAACTCGGCTTTCACCAGTAACAACGACATCAGTTACAGGATCCTGAATTGTTGGGTTCACAATCGAAATCGGAACCTCATCAAAATAAGCACCCTTATCAATGGCATCAAATTTGGCTGGGTTATATTGAAGTGCAGTCACTGAAAATTGATGATGCTCATCTTGGGTAATAGAAATCACTCGAAACTTCATTGTTGCTAAATCTTGGGCATCTATAACCCATACATTTTGAGCGGCAATAGCATCAAACTCATGAGTAACAGTAACCACTCGACCCGAGATCGATTGAACAATTCGAGTTTGAGCTTTGCCATCCTCGCCATTAATAATCAGCCTGTCACCGGCAACTGCGACCACATCATCACGGTCAAGCGTAATGCTTTTACGATCTGCTGAAATAGCTGATACACGACCACCATTTGCACGACCTGCAAATAAAGGATCAGCAACTTCAATCACTTTCCCCGGCAATGGTATATAACCGTCCAGACCAACCTTGAAAGACACAGTACGTGTTTCAAGTTGCTCAGACTTTAATGCCCACCAGCCTGCTCGCTGCGCTTGTCCTCGCGAAGTGCATCCCCATGCGTCAAGCTCAAGAATACGAACTTGGCCCGCTTCAGCAATTGCTTTCTCATCGCGAACAAACTCATATTCGGTTTTGTAGTGATTAGCCGGGTTATCCCATGCAATTTTTACAACATTGTGCCTGTCTCGAGCACGAGTACCTGCATATTCAAAATTGCCATCAATAACATTAGCCCGGGTATAAGTGAAGTAAGTATCTTGAGGAATATCCGCATCACAAATAATGCTATTGCCATCCCAAAATGTGATGGCACGGAATACACCTGCTAACTTAGTTAAAATTTCAAAGGCACCTTCGGCACTCTGAAGATAAACGTTACAAGTAAAGCGTGGTTCTTGACCGCCCAACCCATCCGGCACCATTTGGTCACAGTATTGTGCTAAACGATATAAAGACCACTTATCAACCATTAGCGGGGTTAAGCGGTCACCCAAAGCATAACGGTCTACTGTGCATATATCGTAATATATCCAAGCCGGGTTATTAGAATATGCCTCTTTGAAAGTACCGTCCCACATTCCAACATACTGACGTGTAACCGGATTATAATTTGTAGGGACTTTTAGGATTCTCCCTTCGCATCCATTGCAACTTTAGCAACGTTTCCAAAAGTCTCAGCATCATACTGAAGACCCAATAATGCTGTATTTGGATAGCGTAATTTCGCATCGATCACTTCTGTTACAGCTGCAATATACATCTTGTCGCTGACATACTCTGAAGTTGAGTTCGGAGTAAGTCTGCGAACTCGAATTAGCCAACCTGAGTCAGCTCGAGGTAAATCAATCCGATGAGCACGTTCATAATTTGCAGATGTTTTATCTGAAATTTTGGTTTTTAGTACTTCAGTCCAGACACCACCATCAATCTGTAAATCAATTGCGTATTCGATTGTTACGCCAGATACGTCACCATTTGTAGCATTCTGAGTACGTAAAGGTCCCCATTTTAAGCGCAGACGAACTGCGTCAAGATCAAGATTACTAAAAGCGCGGACCCACGGTGTTTCAGACTTCAGCTCCACATCGATAGCAGTTTCATTTTCTACTGCAGGAAAACCTTCAATGTATTCCTGATCATTAGTACCATTTCTAAAATCAACTTTTACATTTTCAAAGTTAAGGCTTCCATCTGCATTCTGAAGTGGAGTTTCTTCTAAATAAATTGACTGAAGCCCATTTGCTAGCCCCTCAATTTCTCCTTCAGCTAATCCATATAAGACTTTAATATAAGTTTTGACTGTGCAGAATCTGGAGAAATTACGGGTTGCCGTTGTTTTTACTTCCCTTTTTGCGCCTACTACTGCATTCATAAGAAATCTCACGCAATAAAAAGGCGCTAGAAAGCGCCTGTTAATTAAAATTTACATCTGATCTTCAGGATATTGACCTGCGCTCACAATGAAGCCGCCGATTTCCCGTTGACCATAAAGAATTGGAACAGGATTACCTTGTGCAACGGTGGTAACTGCACCGCCAAAGCCCTTATTTGCTCTATTGCCGTCTTGGTTTTGATCTTGAGTATTATCAATTTTTGGCATGAGCATTGATGCAACCCTCCCATAGCCATGCCAGCACCTGCACCTATCAATGCAACCTGAGCAGCCTGACCAATACCTGGTATAAATGAAGCAGCTATCAGAATCGCACCAAGTACAAGTTGCAAAATCCCATTATTGCCACCAGCCCCCATTACACGCGGGACGATATGAATAGTGTCTGCTTCAGTATTCATGTCTAGCTGCTCTTCACCGATGTTATCGCCGGTAATGAGCCGCTTAGTTTCGTGGTCATAAATCGCTGGGCGTTTCTTGCCTCGCTTATTACTTGAGTTCTTTGATTTTAAAAATACGGCAAAGCGTAGGCCCTGCTCATGTGCATGCAACATAAAATGTTCAAAGCCAGCAATCTGAACGGATAAAGCACGCATGGCTTCACGTGTATTTGCGACATCGAGCTTAAATTCACGACCGAACTTTTGTCCCAATACTCCATACAGCTTAATGGTTTTTAACATCTCGATGCCTCAATATCTTTACTGTTCGCTCTTGCCATTGTTGTCCATAAATTTCACGAACAGATTTACGATTATATGGATGATGAAGAATTAAGCTTGAACCTATGCATTGCTCAGTTTGCTCCGATTTAAGCTGTCCATTATTAGCCAGCCAAACAACCGCATGATTGGGATGTTCAGTACGCCCAACACGACAAACAAGCATATCGCCATATTGTGGTGTATCAACTTCATAGAAGCCTGCTTTTTCATAATTTTCAAGGTAAAGAGAAGGATGATCTTTATCCTCCCACCAAGCATCTTTTCGCTGAAAATCCAACAGCTCCACACCTAACTCACGGCTATAAAAATCACGAATCAGCGCGTAACAATCTTGCCAGCCATGAAAATAATTACGCCCCACTAAAGGGGCGCGATAACCGCGAGGTTCGTAGACTTGAAAATCCAGATCTGGATATGAGCAAATCACCCATGGTTTTTTATGCAGTTCAATTTGAATTAAATCTAATTCCGATGCTCTTGTTGTTCCATCTGGATGGGAATGCACATAAGCTAAGATTTCACCTTGATCTTCAGCATTTGCCAAATCCTCGGGATGAATTTCAAATTGATCAGATTGTTCGGCAATATTGCGACAAGCGATATATTGCTTATCAACAATCACACCACAGCATTCAAGCGGATAGCATTCATCAGCATGCGCCATGATTGCTTTTTGGTTTTGCTGTAAGTTTCATAAAACCTCACAATAAACTTGATGCAGGGAACCCGCCAAAAGGCAATGGCTTATTTTCACCAAATCGCAAGCGGCAAGACCGCAGGCGCCCACCACATCGATCAAGTGCCGGATTATCAGTTGGCTCATCTTTATCGGTGAACATTGCTACACCTGTGTAACCACATTCTTCGCCCCGGTACTTCCCGACCATGCACCAATGACAAAGTGAAGTAATTTGTCGAACTGGGATTTTCAAACCCTCAAAATCGATTGGATTGGACAGCTCGAAAGTCACTTGTTGTGCATTTTCAGATGTCTTTTGCTCGATGTACCAGATTTGCTCTTTTGATTCATTCGATGTAGTTGGATTACCTGCTGTAAAAGTTCTCAGCATCTAAGTATTTAGCAAGTGTCGTAATGACTTTAAGCTTAGCCCCAGCAAAGTCTTTAAACTGCAAACAGTAAGCAGACACAGCATTTTGAATGCCGTTAATATTGTTCGCCATGCTTAAAGTGGGTGCTGAAGCTTTACCATCTGATCGCATTTCAAGACCAGATACTTCAAGTGCCATCGGCTCAAAACTTGTCCTTGCCAAATAATATTGCGGTTCCATACTTTTGATCGCCAGCATCAAAACTTTGCCAATGCTGCCAGAGTCGGCACCGATCAGACCACTTGAACCAATTGAAGAGTAGATTTTCTCCCAGTCTTGAAAAGAAATATGCCCGTGAAAACGCAAGATGCCAGCACCTAAGCCGCTGGCATCTAGTTCATACAAATGGATTAATCCATCGACATACAGCTTCTGGAAATCACTGTTCAATGCCATCAGAATTCCCCATTGCAGCCGCTACCGCTTGGCTTAAATTTGTCGTTTGAAATGATGGTGGTGTAATGCTGATTTCTTTTGTGGCAATTCCTGCAATCGAATATCAATCCAACGGTTTTGTGTTATGTCGATCGGCTTATCAAGATCAGCAACAATCGCAGCCTGCTCAATATCGAATTTCTTTTTATATGTTTTGACTTCAATATCGCCATTTTCCAATTGTTCATAAAGCGCAGCAAAAGGATATTGCCGTTTGCATCTTTTGGAGTTTCGATATACCAGCCTTGCTGTGCAAAGCCAGTTGATCCTTTCAATAGGTAATGACCTATAGCAACTTTCTCAAAAGTTATTTGTTGCTCTGCCGCTTCATCATTCAAATCAATCTTATCTGCAAAGAGCTTAACAATTGGTGATGCCGATTTGATAAACCCATTACCATCAATTGTTGTAATCCCTGAATGCCAAATATCAACCAACTGCAACGGATAAGCATCACCTCCAACCCCACGTACAGCAAATATTCTTTTATCTGTTGTTGAGCCCCCAATCGCAAAAAAAAACCACCACCATTCAAGCTTGAAACAACATATGATGCATAATTGGGAACATTCTTACCGTTAACATCCACACCTTGTGTGTTGTTAAAATAAAAGCCGACTTACCCGTATGGAAACTAGCAAATCCATTTACACCGCCAGTATAAATTATTGAATTACCGCCCAATCCATAAGCACCAACTTCCATGACATTCCCAGCAGCAGTACCTACATAACGACTTGCTGCATGAGTGTTATTCGTAAAGTTTTCATTCATTTTGCGCCAGTTGAACGGAATGTATCACCACCTGCGCCAGTCGGAGCTGAACCTAGATTTACTGTTTGAATTGTCATTTTCTTACTCGCATAAAAAGCCCCAGCGAGTGGGGCATGAAAATTATTAAGAATTAGGTGACGGGCACAACTCCGTCTTGTGTGCATGCCGTAGTTTCTTGCATGAGGTCACGACATTAGGAGAAAATTGTATACCAATAGGCTTTTGTTTTGATCGGGTCAAGAAGTAGTAAAGCCCCACTTTTAGCAAGATCTTGCTTGCTTTTACCTGTATATTTTACACATAGCTTAATGAATATATCGGTTGAAAAATGCTTCATTTTGATTTCCTTTGGATGATAAAAAGGACGCAAATGCGTCCTTTTGTTGAGAATGGATAATTTAAGCTAATTGATCACCAATAAATTTAGCTTTTACTTGAATAACCACACCTGGTATTGCTTCAGTATTACCAACTAAATCATAGCCAGTATCAGTAGGTTTAACCTCTAAAATTAATTCGTAATCACTGATATCACCAAATACAGATACAACATTCCTATCATGTTGTTTTGCATTTAATTTGAGAAGATTGTTTTCAACCCTGCCACGGTATGTAAATCCATAATCTCCACCATTGACCACTCCATCTTTTACCACCACCGTACCCTCACCAAAATCTTGGATAGTGCTTTTGAATTTCACAAAGTAAATTCCGTCTCTCATTTTAACCTCATGCATTAATCGCTGAAAATTCAGCCATTTGATAGTAGGGCATTGATGGTCAAAAGTTAAGAGTCATCAGGGTAAAAACTTGGGTGAATGTCGTTGAGATTTGCCATACATCACCACCTAAACAACGGGGTTGATATTCACCTGTTTTACTCGGACCTCACCATCTAAAGGTGAATCCCAAAGGAACGAGTCCGCGCCCTGTGCTGATCGAAGAACGCTTTGATTTGCATAATTTCGGCTTTACTGCTGTTCTAGTGTATTGCCATGTACCAGATCGGTTATTGATACCAATTGAAGTATTCTGCTCATAACCGTCACCAAATTTACTTGATAACGTATTAAAGCTCTGCGAACCTGAATTACCCTCTAAATCTTGGCACCAAGTGAATTTACGGTTGCTCATGTAGAAAGTAAGCCTCCTTAAAAACCCACTCGGTTAAGTGGGTTTATTTGGGTTTAAGTGGTTAAATTTAGGTATTAGCGTCTCACAAGATTAAACAAGACACCGCCTTGACGGCTTTCTCGTCTAGCCCAAGCATCCATTGCATTATTCAGAGATTCAGCAATTTGTTTTGCCCTTGTGTATTGACGCTTGCAGATCCATCAGCAAACGTAATTTGCTGACTAATTTGCACATTGCCCTCACTAGACCCGTTTTGACGATTATTTAAATAATTCGTCAAATCTTTGTTCTGTTGAGGGTTTAATACACGTTCACCACCATCTAAAAGCCATGTACCTTCACGCGGGATATTATCTATACCGTTGTGGGCCATACCTTGGATTGTTTGAGCTGCCATGATACCAACTGAAGCGTAACCTGTTGCCCTAACAACTCCAGCCAAAACACTCCCATAAGCACCACCTTGCGCCAATGCCTTAGTAGCACCTTCCTCCGTATTAACAATTGCTTGAGCTATTGAAGCAGCCTTAGAGGCAAAGAACATAGTTTTGTAAAGTGCATTTGACTTCCCAACACTTTGCTCTAATAGTGCGGTCATGTCTGAAAAGACCTGCCCAGTCATTCCAGCAATTTGCGAATAAACTTGCATCTTGGTTTCAAAATTCTGTTGATCCAAATCACGCTCTTTTGTGCGTAATCTGCATCAAGTGCGGCTTTTGCTTTCAAAACTGTTCACGAGCAGCCAAGAGTTGTGCATTTCGCTCATTCTCATTTTCAATCAGTTTAATACCAGATACCTGGTCGTCATACGACTGATTTAATCCCCAAAATCAGTTGAATATTGATTTTGTGATGCCCATTTTGAGCATTAATTGGGTCTTGCCGCTCCAACAAAGATTGTCTTGATATTTGCCCAGACTGAAAGACATTGTCAGAGGCTTGGTTTAATGCTCCAAAATTGCGTAATCTTTAGATTTAGCAATCTCTTCACGTACACGTTTACTTAAGCTATAAGTTTGAAGTATCTCTTCTCGCTCACGTTGGTAACGCTTCACTACAATTTCAGTCTGGTTAAGATAACCCTCAAATGCCGATTGATTTGTGCATCTTCTTCGCGTTTAACGGCGGCAATTTCAACTTGTTTTGGCGTTCAAGACCCGCTTTAATTTCTAAAGCTTCCTTTGACTTACCATATTGATATTCGGCATCTGTATCAATTAACTCTTTTGACGATCATAGTTTTGTTCAATTTGCTTGATTCTATCTGTTTCAAAGGCAAAGTACTGATTGTACTGATCTTTTGTATCAGATGTAAATTTTGCAAGTTGTGCTTTATATAACGCATCTTCTTGAGCTAATACCTCTTTTAACTTATCAGTCCCACCAAAGGCTATTATTGCTTTTCAGTACGATCCTTATGTTCCTGCGCTAACTTTTGCGGGACAGTGAGATAATTCGAATTAACTTCTTTCTGCATATCATCAATAGCTTTCTGAGCTTCAGCCGCTTTGTTAATTGCTTCAAGTTGATCTGCCTCAGTTGGCATTAAAATTGAATTATCTACTGTAGACTTACCGTTTACACCAGCCATCCAACGTTGAATACCTGGTGCATATCCTGCAATCTCCTTGCGCTTAGAAGGCGATCTTCCACCCTTTTGTAATCCCACAAACCAGCAACACCAGAGTTATAAGTGGTAACACCATCAGCAAAATTACCAAATTCTTTAACACCATTGCTGATATATTTTGCTGCTTCTGTTGCCTGAGCCTCAATTGTGCTTAAATTTTGCCAACTCTGTAGATTCCAGTGGTCTGAAATAGTCCTTTTGCCCCAGTTGGGCTAACTGCATTTGGATTCCTCCAGACTCCTGAAGGACTAAGGCTGCTAATGTGCCTGCAGGTAACCCATGTAAGCTCTCAATCTTTGCAAAATTATTCGCCTTCGCAATACTTTGGACCTTTGCAATAGCCTGCTTTTCTTCAGGGCTAAAAGTATAATTTTTGCGTTTAAAACTATCTTCAGTAGCCCTGCGTACTAAATCAGTTAGTGGGACTTTGTAGGCATCTTTTCCATTTGTGCTTGCTTGTGCTTCTGCAAAAGCGTTTGCCTTATCAACTGTAAACCCTTTGTCAACTAGGCCCTTAATGTAATTCTCACGAGATGCGTCTAGCTTCGCTTGGGTAATATAATCACGTTGAGCTTTAGTTAAATTCTTATATGCCTCCGTTGAAATGTTTAAGGCTTTAGCTTGTGCTTGCTGGGCCTTAGTTGTTTCATCGGTAACATTTTTAACTAATGCCTGAATTTCCTTTGATGATTGATGGAGTTGTTGGCATCATTAATTTTTGAGTCTAATTCAGCAACAAACTTGAGTGTGCTTTCGCTTACTAGCCCCTGACTTTGTAACTGGGCAAATGCATTTTTGCCTTGTCTCCACCCTCTTTTAAACTGTTCAAATAGTTCTGGATAGCTGTAAGCTGATTAACATCACCCTGAACTTTTAAATCATGTTCAAATTGTTCAAGGGCAGTAAAAGGCTTTTAGTTCTTTTGTTTGCTTTTCAATTTCATCATTAGCTTGAATACCTCTTATTGCAAGTTGTGACGCGGTAAGTTTTTATACTTCTCTCGCAATTCATCCACTGAGAGCCCTTGCTCTTCTAAAGCATCCGTAGCATCCTGAGTTTGTTTAGTCATAAGATAATAAGCACCGCCAGCTACAGCTAACTGTGCAATAAGCATTCCAATGCCAGCAGGTCCACCAAGTAAAGCTATAGCACTTCTAGCTACCCCTGCCGATTTAGAAAAACTATAAAGACCTATACCAGCACGAGCGGCAAATAATGCCGTCTGACCAAGTTGATAAGATGCAAGAACTAAAGCCGGAACAAATCGGGTTGCTATACCAGCAGAAACAGCAATCGCAATGGCTTTTATTTCACCCCAATTATCAATAACCATTTTGACTGCTGGAACTACATTATTTATTAGGCGATTTTCTAAGCCCTGCCATTGTAAATCCATCAGCATTAACTGTTTTTAGCTTCCGAAAGATTCGCGGCCAATTCATCAGTCATAATTGCGCCAGCTTTTTCAGCTGCATCTCCCATTCTTTAAAACCTTTACCACCTTTTTCTAATAGTGGAATTAACAAAGAAGAATCAGAAATAATCGCTTCCATGTAAAACTTCATGTCATTAGTTGAAGCACCAGCTTTTTCTAATGAGTTATAAAATAATTGAAGGGCTTCTGGACCAGACAGCTTTTGAAATTGTTGAATTGTAACGCCAACACGAGGTGCAATATTCTCAAAAAGTCGGCTAACGGTCCACCACCTGTCTGCTGAAACTCGCCAATTCGATCTTGCATATCTTTCATTTTATCTGCGAAAGATTCCATTGAAATTCCAGCAGTTTCAGCGCCTTTAGCAAAATATTGAAAGTCTCGGACTGAAGCATTAGCCAGTTTTGAAAACTTTTGAATATCGCTCCCTGTTTGTATAACCTTTTCACTAAAATTAACAAGGCTAGCAATAGATAATCCCGCTAATGCTCCACCTAAAGCACTAACAGCTATAGCTGCAATATTTAAAGAATTGGCAATCCCTTGACTTGATGCTCGTGCTTGTCGTTCAGCTTTGCTTAATGGCTCGGAAAAGCTTGCAGTCTGAACAACCAAGTCTAAAGTTAATCTGCCAAGTGAATTTGTAGCCATTTCTTTACTCCGGGCATAAAAACCCACTCTAAGAGTGGGAAATATTTCAAGTAAAACTGACTATGGAATTGATTTATTCAATTTACCAAGAGTCATTATTGTTGCTGGTGCTAAGTGTTTTTCAAAATCATTCGATAAAGAATCAAATCTGTTAAGCATCAACTTATAAGTAATAGGGTCATCAATTGGCGTGTTACCAAATCGCGCGTAACCGTAATTACTGAATTTTAGACGTGCTCTTTTATCCTTTAGATCAATTGTTAAATTAAAAGATATTTTAGCTTGGGAGTAACCATTACATTGCATTTTGCTTACTGTTGAATCACATAATGGCGAAGCAATTCCACGAATAATTAATTGCCCTTCTTCTGGGCTTTCATACTGAATTACGTCTTGAGCTGAATTAAAGTTATTTGCTACCCATTTTTGGAGTTTTTAAAAGATTACTTTTGTCTCCATTCAAATTTTCAATAATCCTTACATGCTCAGTTGTGTAAAAGTTCTAGCTTGGACCTGACTGGTTACAATTAAAAATAGCTTAAAAAGCAGTAAAATAACTTTTTCATAAACGCACCGTTTTTAAAATCAAAGTCAATTTAACAAAACGGTGCTTAAATGTCACATGAGCACCAATCTTAATCACTATGAAATGTCATTAAGTATTCTTCAAGTGAAACACTATTTTCTTCAACTGATTGTTTTCATGAGGCATGAAAACGCGTGGATCTACCTTAGTTCCAACTTTGACCTTGAAACTTGTATAGTGCGCCATCCAGCTTCCAAAACTTTGTTCAAGACGGCGGCCAAAAACAGAGAGCCATATTTTTGACGATAGGCTCTCCAATACATCAACTCCCCATGTGAAAGGTTCTGCTCAGCTTCTTCTAAGGTGTTTCCACCAACTCCGTTGAGGACGAGCTCAATAAGGAGTTCTCTGTCGTCAAGTTCTTCGTCCGTGACTTTCCCAAGAAGTTATTAACTTCATCCGCAGCCGCATAAAGAGCATTAATCAAACTCTGTTCAGCTTTGTAAATATCATTCACATTGGTGAAAAATGGAGTGCCTTTTTATCTGAACAAATAGATCCAAGCAACTGAGCAGCTTGCATATGTGTTGAATCAATTTTCTTTACTTTCGAATGTTCAAGATTTGCATAATCTAAATCCCATTCGATAGCTTTAGCAGCTTCACGACTTTCTTTGAAGTTCATTTTTTAACAAAATATCAGCTTCAAGTTCAACAATTTCACCAAGTTCAAGTTTTGGCTCATTTGTTAGCTTTTAAGTGATTCAATGTTGCATTCAGTCACTTCAACATTCCATTTGACAGTTTTTCAACTGGAATATTTAAGGTCGAAATGGTTTGCTTAAGAACAGCAGCTGTAATCTTTGCCATTATGGATTCACCTTACGTTTAGTTGGTGTTACACCAGAAGTTCGGATTAAGGTAAATGAATAAGCAACCACAGCATCTACTTCAAAAGCATTTGGTGCAGTAGGGTTAATATAGCCCTTGAAAGACCACCACATGCGATCTTCAGGAAGATCAATACCACTGGCTGGATCATAGGTCGGAGGGGTTGCAGCATGACCCGAACCAACATGCCATTCTAAAATCTCTCCAGATTCGGCAATTTCAATTAATTTGTCATGACTGGTGTTCGTATCATCGTAATCGATTTCTACTGCACCTTCACCAGGATCACGCATACCGCGAACATACTGTTTTGAGTCTGCATCAAGACAAGTCACATCAATTTTTGAAATGAATCTTGCCCCAAGTCAATCCGTTTAGAGCAAACAAAACGAACCACTTGACCATTTAACACAGTAAATAACTGTGTTTTTGAGTTTTAACATTAGCCATTAAGAGCGCTCCTTAATTTTAGGCATAAAAAGCACCCGATTGGGTGCTAAGTGAAAATATGGTTTAAGTTTTATTAGCGGTTTACGATCCAGCTAACATCAAAAGAATAGTGAGGCATTCCTGTTACGGGGTCCTTATCTGCCTCACCATAACGAACCACATAACAATCAAGTTCAATTGCGAATCGAATTGCTTTTGCAACCTGATCAACAACATCCTCATCAGTTGCATATACATCAATTTGAATAATTGCACTGTCGGAAACAGGCCGCGAATCAAGGTTGCTATTTGAATCACCAGAAATTGTTTGCCATGTCACATATGGCGCTTGTGGCTCATCTGGAGCACTTCCAAACTTCCAGACTCGCAAAATTCCATCGCTTTCAAGTAGAGCCTTAACCGCTGGATCTGCTCTGGCTAATTTAAAATTGGAACATCAATCATTAAGCTGCACCTAAAACCACGCTGAGTTCAAAATTAAACACTTGAACAAATTTATCGGTAACTTGTTCAATGTTTTCGTATAAAGCAGGGCGTAAAACGGAGTAGCAGGCTGTTTACTTGTGCCTAACTCAAGGAATCGCCAGTAAAGACTCGGCCGTCCGCTTGGTAAGTTTGACCAACACGTCCAGCACGTCTATTTTGAGCATTGTTTGTATATGGGATACGTGCACCACCACGCACTCCACGCGCATAACCAAAGTGTTTTTATTTCTACTCCGGCCATTTTGAACCACAATTTCTTTCCAGATTTTTCTGGAGTGGTTGGATCATCTAGGCGTTTAACTTTTGACGAGCTGCATCTCTTGCAATGTTCATTGCCTGCCGCATCGCTTTACGGGCAATACGTTTTACAGTCTTGTCATTACCAATTGCCCTCATTTTTCGCAATGCTGGCTCCAGACCATGAATTTGAGTAGCCATAAATCACCCATTCCATGCTTTATCACCAGTTGATAAGTTGATGGTTAGATATTCACGGCGCGAATCTGGATCTCGCATAGGTTTGCCGTCAATCTTGTAAAAGTAACCATCAAAAGTACCCGCATTGTGCTATCAACTTGTTTTGTTGTGCTGCTATATCGCACCTTAGCACGGGCTTGTATTGTGCTGTTTGCTGCTTTGGCTGCAATAACATCACGGGTTGATAAGTCGGTAACTTCTGCCCAAATAGTTGAAAAATTAGACCATGAGGTGATTAATTTACCTGTGTTTGGGTCTTGGGTTTGGATGGGCTTTTGAATAGTGATGCGGTGACGTAATTCACCTGCGTTTTGTCCCATAAATACCTCATGGTTTTTGGTGGCTTACTTAGCTCGCCAGATTTTTAGCCTTGTGGCATGGTTGATACCCACCACCTGCACGAATGTTCTTGCATGCCCAACATTGACATCCAAATAAATATTCCCGAATACCCATAAATACCTCAAACAGCAGTAGGCGTTCGATAAGTAAATAGAAGAGATTGCACTGGCTGTGGCATAAAATTGCCATTCACTGGCGCATCTGCTTCGGCGTTACGGTGTTTGTCGTAATATCCAACAAATACGAGCACAGCTAAACGGAACTCTTCTGGATATGGCTCAACATGGTGAATCACATCCGTATAGCGTAAAACGGCCGATTCAGCCGCTTTTCTATAGATTTCTAAGTTCGTGTCATTTGAATCATCGTCATAGCGAAGGTGTTCTTTGACTTCTGCAAGTGTAACTATGCTCATTCTGTCCACTCCTTCGCGCACAACTTAAAGTTTTATGATCAAATTCGCCTAAATGGTCATTCTCAACATGCCATAACGAGCCATTTTAGTGACGAACTGCCCTTTTTATAAGCCACATCATCTTTAAAACGCCCGTATAAAGCGATTTAAGCGCGTTTTCACCTTCTGGCTGTTCTGCATCGGGTTTCGGTGTTTCCGCAGACTGTGAAGCGCTAGATGAAGGATTAAATGGGTCATCCTTGGCATCACGCTTAGCAAGTGCTTCAAGCGAGAAGTTTTGCTGTTGCATGTAAACTGTATCGCCTCCATTTAGAGGCAATTTGCCGATTTTGCTCGGCCCTCATTAGGTGTAAGCAATGAACCTTTCACGTCATCACGAACCATAGTATGGAAACGTTCAGAATCCATGCGAATCAGCGTGTCGATATCAAGGAAACACTCAACTTTGAATGATGTCAGGTCTAAACCTTCATCTAACAAGTTTTCACGTGCTTCAATTAGTGCTTGTAAGCAGTCAGAATAGTAAATGCCGTTTGCCTTCTCTGAATCGTCTGGAACAGTGCCAATGCCAATTTTGAACGGTGGCACATTGAAAACACTACAAACCACTCGCCCTGACATTTCCAATAACTCAATCATTTGAGAATCGGCTGCACTCATACCTAAAGCGGTATAAGTCATGCCATCCCCAATGACCGCAGTTTTACCAAAGTTAGCGCCTGAATAATTCGTGTTCCAACGAGCTTGGATTTCTTCGGCCTTTTCTTTCGTGATAGATCCTGGAGCAACCAAGATTCCACCCGGTCTGCTTCCGTTTCCGAAGAAGTTTGCAGCGTTTTGATGATCTTCACACCCATGCCTGCCGCTACACCACAAGCCATAATTGGTGATAAACCAACAAGTGGATGATAGAAGGCGTTAATGCGGTCATGGATGATTTCAGATGCAGGAACAATCACAGATTCGGTTTGTGTTAAGCGGTCAGTATTGAACTGATAAAACACATTGCCGTAGTCATCAACAAGAGGACAAACAAGGTCAGGGTTAAGCACCACCATTCGGTATACTTCGCCAAAACATCACGGAGTTTCCACACGTATGTATTGCCACGAAGTAATAAACTTGATGTCCATTGCTCTTGGAACTGCTGCCAAGTCTGATAATTGTTTGGCTTCTTTAAAACGCGCAGCTTGTCAGGGATGTCGACATTGACTAACACCCTTTTCTTTGCGTTTCAAGAGAATCGGTAATTTACCAATATCCTTAGAGATGAGGCTTACACAAGCGAAAACTGCATAAGACGCAACAAGATCATCGCGTGTTAATTCGTCATTTTTCTGCCAAGCACCTGAGTATGGTTCTTGCACAAATAGGCTATTCCAAGTCTGCCCAGCACTATGGACACTTTGAAAGCTCTTTTACCTCTTAACCAGTCAAAATGCCCATTTTACCGCCTTTATTCGCTAGTTTTTACTTCTTTTTTAGGTTTGCTTGTTGCCTTTTTGGTTCCTCATAAGGCTTCGCAACACCAGTTTTAATCAAGATATTTGCTTCAAAATCGGTTACATCAAGCACATCACCCACATTGGCATTGTGCATAACCTGTAAATATTCAATTTTCATAGCTGCTCCCATAGCTCAACAATGAAATCTCATTGCTCAGATATGAAAGCAGCCCCAATTAAGGAGCTGTTTTAAGGTCAATACGCCAACTTATGGAGGAGTTGGAGTGGTTGTATAGTCGAGGAATGCTGCTGCCACTGGGCGGCGTTTAGCCCAAGTGATGAACTTCTCTACACGGACAGCAAATTTGTTTTCTTGCCATAAGTGGTGAGTAGTTCCACCATCAACCAATGTAGCTTGGTCGCTGTAAGAAACATCCACACCACCATCTTGTGCAAGTAAGATCTCGCTTGTTTTCACAAGGATGATTTTGTTGCCAAGTGCTTGTGAAGTGATTACAGGAATACCAAGCAAGGTACGAGAACCGCGTAATGCCATGCCGTTGAAGTAAGAATTACCCAAGGCATCACGTAACAAAGCGATTTGTGCTGCACGTGTTTCTGACATCAAGAAGTACGCACCATCCAAACTTAAGTTGTTAGTAACGAAAGTGTTAATCAATGCAAGTAAATCTTTTCATATGCAGCTGCCGTCTCACCAGTGTTTGGCGTCATGGTTACACCATTAAGTACACCAGCCGGACGAGTTGAAGAAGCTGCTACAGCATCAAGGAAGGTGTTATCGACCAATGTTGCACTTGCAGCGATTAAGTCATCACGTACCAGCACGCTTACAGAAGGATCTGAGCGACGCATCAACTCTTGGGTATAAACCGTAATAGCAGCTAGCTTGTGCTCTCCGATTTCTACTTCACTAAAAGTTGGGTTTGTAAGTGGCTTAGCAGCACCCTCACCAACCCATGAAGCCGTACCACCTGTTACTTGAGAAGGAATTTTTGAACGGAAAGGAACTGCACGGAAGCCTTGAAGCTTATCGAAGACAGTTGCTTGGCGAAGCAATTCAACAAACTCACCAACCAAATGGTTCTCATGTACCAATGTCGCTGCAAAACCTGAATCAGTCGTAGTACCAAGAGTCGCCTTAGTAATTAAGTCTTGAACTTCTGCACCAAAGCCCATTTTCTTAGCAACTTCCAATGGCGACTCGAATCGGCCTTCTTTAGCATTTAACTGAGAAATCAGTTTTGCTTGGGCATATTGTGCAAATCCAACACCTTTAGGAAGGTTCGACTTAACAATAATCTTATTGTCGCCTTTTGGATCTGGATCACCTTTCGCAGATTTTTTAGATTCTTCTGGATTATCACCAGCAACAGGAGTCGCATTTTCAGCGGCAGCTTCAGTAGCAGCGATTTGCTTTTTAGTGCGCTCGATGTTGACTTCAATTGCTGCAATTTCTTTTCGAGAGCTTGGATTTCTTTTTCGGTTTCTTCATCTGGTGTAGTACCAGCTGCGGCCGATTTAGATAATGCCGTCTGCATTGCTTGGTTCTTTTCAGCTAATGCCTTTAGCAATTTTTTAAATATTCATTCATAGTTTTACTCCACCCTTTGTTGGGCTATTAAGTTTTACAATTACGTGTTTTTGCTCAGATGAATCGCCATCTGCTGCGGGTTTCTGAGGTTGTTTGCCCAACGCGGCTTTGTATTCCTCGAAAGCTTTTGAATAATCTGTTGAACTGTCGCGATTGCATGGGATGGTCACTAGTGAGAGCTCGTACCACTCCCACTCGTTAAACTGGATGCCACCACCTTTGATAAATTCGGCCTGTTCCCAATCGGCTAAAAACCCAACTGAAAGCCCCTTAACTAGTCCATACTTGAGACTTTGATAGGCTTCATCGACACGGGCTTTTAAGTTCCCTTCTTCTTTAATTTCTGGGATATGAATCTCTACTTCGATTCCCTTATCAGTAACCTTTGCATCAATGACCTGACCGATCGGAGCGCTGTGCTCATGATGAAAAAGAAGCGGCATAGGAAGCTCGAACTTAGCCCCTCTTGGGACCATGATGTCTTTGCACGGTCTGCATTTGGTGTGCTTGCAATCCCTTTAAAAGTTCGTTTTTCCTCGTCTGTGCTCTTGATTTCAAAAGAGCCAAATGATTTCTGTAGAGCAGGCATTAAGCTCTCCTTTAAAAGAAAAGCCCGCATTAAGCGAGCCTTGAGTTAAAAATTTAATTAGACGAAAAGACGTTATATTCTTTGTTTGTTGGTTCTGGATTCATGGACATAAGAGCAACTGCGTTAAATGTGGCGATCAATGGGTCAATCTTTCCTACACCAGATTCTTGTTTGGTGATTCGCATACCATTGCCAACCATCACGACACGGGCATTACCTGCTGCCCAAGTCATTAGCTGTTGTCCAGCATGGAAGAGATTTCCTTCTGCAAGTTTTCTTTCTGTTGTAAGGATATAACCCATCAACTTGTAGCCTTGTGGAACAGCAAGCATCGACTCTTCTGGTATTCCAACTTCTAACAACCCGTCAAGTAAGCCCCTAAGCCCAATGGATCTAGTCCGATCTTATTGAGCTTGCCACTGTCATAAACCTTCTTGGCAATTGCTGCCAGTTGGTCAATGTCCTCGCCTACACGATCAACAACGGTAAGAGAACCCTCAGACTTGAAGTCTTCATATTTTGGAACGTTTTCTTTGCGACGTTCTAAAGCAATCTTATTTGCCCATGCATGATTCCATAACCACCAGATTCGCGGATCTTTTGATAAACGACCTAAAGCAGCAAAGCCAAGCAAGTCGTCGAGACCACCGCCATCGATACCCAAAGTGATGACATCGGATAGCTCAATTAGTTGGTCGATTTGGATATCTTTAGCTTGAGCATTCCAATATTCTGCACCTGCCCAACGATTAGCACGAAGGTTCATGCCGATTTCGATGTTTAAGTGTTTGGCCAAGAAGTCTCGAAGTGATTCCTCACCTGCATCTTTGACCTTTTAAACTCTGAAATAAGGTATTCAAGATCAACTGAAGCACCCAAGTTTGGGTTTGTGATGTAGAAATTTTCAGGCTTTAAGTGCTCACCTGCTTCAACTAAATACTTTGGGAACTCATAGATAAGAGGCAAAAGCTTTTATCTTCTTTTATTCCATCTCGCACATCACGGGCATAGTCGAGAAGCTGTTTAAATACACCACATGGCACTTCATCCGACATGGTAGACAGATAAATCACGCAACCTTCTGGACGTGATGCTAAACCACCCTTTGCTTCACGGAACATTGATTCAGCGTTGGCACGTTTACCGAATAACCAGACCTCATCGATCAAAATAATAGAAGCTTTCTTACCTGCTGCTGCATTGGATTCTGCTGCAATAACTTTAAGTGTTGCTCCGGTACCTAGATGCGTAACTGTTTTTGTGTGCTCAGATACATTAAATCTTTCACTTAATTCTTCATCTGCGCGAATGAAATCTCGGATTGGATTAAATGAGTTATCAGCAACTTCTTTAGTAGGCGCAAGAATAATTAGTTCGGCAGATTGTCGATCATTAAGAATTAATGCAGTAAGCATAATGCCGGCGGCAATCGTAGATTTAGTATTCTTCTTCGAAATCAAAAGAAAGAATTCACGAATTAATCTGCGCTTTGTGCTTGGATCATATGCGCCAAAGATTGCACGAACAAACTCGATCACCCATTCCAATGTGACATCGCCCATCTTAGGGCTACCCATCACATCAACAAGAATTAACTCTTTAAAGATACGTTCCGCTACGTCAGCCACTTTGGGGAATAATGGCTTACACGGCATTAACGATTGTTTAGAAACAATACGGGTCGCCCAGTCTGGGCAAGCTGTAGTCCAGATGGGTGACATTGAAGACATAATTTAGCTCATCAATTGATTATCTAAAGTTGCAAACTTTCCTGATTTACTACCTTCTCTTGCAGTTTCTGCTTTGGTTTCTTTCTTGCCCTTTTCGGCAACTTTCCCGTGGACGTATGGAAGGGCGGCTTGTGCTGCCCGAACTCTTAAAGCCATATCTTCGACAGGATCACTGTAAACAGACTCTAAAAAGCTAATGGGTCTGCAAGATTCTTTGCAGCCTCAATAGTTGTATTAGTTGTTAAAGGTTTAACCTCGTGTTTAACAGCTTGCTCTGGAGTGGCTTCTTCAAGTCGTTCCAGAAAGGCAATAACATCAGGGTCTTTTGCCAAACGAGCACCTGCCGCAGATGCAGTCTTTTCAGGGCATCCAGCCAAAATTGCAGCTTCTTTATTATCCTTGCCTTTTCGTTTTGCGAGGGCAAATGCCTTCTTTTTTCTGTTAAAGCCATATACCCTCCTTTAACATATTTTTGAAAACTGATTTTTTCTTATAAGTGAGGAGGGCGGCGGTGTCCGAGCACTTAGCTCTCAGAACTTTGGACTCCCCCCACCTAATGCAAGATCTTCTGAATCTTTTCCTTTGCATCTTCTTTGACAGAACAAGTAATAATGTTGCCACTTCGCATATACATAACTACGTCATATATGTACACGCTGTAGTCCTTTTACCTGTCCATTTAATCGTAAGCCCTTCAACACCATTCGGATCAAAGTAGACATCCGCGTCAGCATTGCAATCACGAACATAAATAAGATTTGAACTCACTGCCTACTCTCCTTCAATGTCTTCTCTTTATGACAAGGCACACACAAGCTCTGTAGGTTTGATTCATCATCATTGCCACCTTGTGCAATATTAACGATGTGATCTAACTCAAGCTCCATAGTGACTACACCACAACATTGACAGGTCCACTCATCACGTAAATGGATCTTTGCTTTAAGACGGCGCCACGGACGACCACCACGACCAGAACCCCAATTGTTTTGTTTAGAGTTCTTCTGGGTTTGTGCGGGTGCCTGTAGCGTCTGTAACTTGTTCTTGAATGTTTGGAGTTTCATTTAAGTTTACTCGCGCATCTACACCATTAAGTAAGTCAATGGATATCCAATCGATATCTAAACCCTTGCGTTGATACTCTTGGACCAATCTAACTAAACGAAGTTCCAATTGTTTACGCTGGACTTCTGGAGTTTCTGGCTCAACTATTAAATGCGGCTGTTCAAGATCATCTAATCCATAAAACCCTAAGCGGTTATTAATAATGCTATTCGGTATCATCGTGCTCACCTTTAGAATCTGGAACGGTGCGAACAATACCCTGTTCATCTTTCACCAGCCCTGTTACTGGTGGAATGATTGTTGAATGAGAAGGGTTGTTTTAAGGAACTCCGTTAAAGCATCGTTCTTAGGCGGCTTTAAAACTCTCTCACCTTTATCAACCAAGAAAGTCCCTTCCATTGGTACATTCGCTACACCAGCTATTGAAAGCCCTGTTACTTCTGGACGGTGTTTGCGTTCAATGAGCACCTTCTCGTCTTGTAGTTGCTGGATTTCCTTTTCAATCTCATCCAAGCGGTTGTATTCTTGGTCACGTTTAATAACCTCAACATCTGCAAGCAATGCATTAATTTGCTCTTGATTAGATGGGTACACTTCAATGATTGCTTTCCACGGCGAATCAACTTCTGCTACTAAAGTGATTTTGTGGACACATCGTAGGTACTCGCCATTATCAAGCAATATTTTTGTACCCTGTGCTTTAGTAATGTTGGAGTCATCTTTAGGCGGTATAATCGATACAATTCTAGGCATTGATATTCATCCTTATAAAGTCACCAAAATAGGCTGATCTTAGAAATTGCTTTATTGACTCAACAAGTTCACAAATGCTATTGCATTCAACTTCTAATGCTCCACACCTTACGGCGATAGGAAAGCTATAGTTATTGAAGTCAAATTTAAGAGGTGACAGTTGTTTAACTTCCGGTTCAGACAAATCAAATAAAATGAAATTTCTGTTAGTTGCTTTTGCAGCTACTGAATTCAACTCTTGTAAAATGCTTTGAACCTCAGCCTTTATTCTTTCACTATCCGCTGCTTTCTGAAGCCCAATCTCTACTGCCTCTTGAAAGCTAATACATTCACTTGTGCTCATAACATCACCCATCTAGTGATCCTGACCGTTGTGCCGGTTCACTATCTTCAAGCATTAATAGAACTTCGGATAACTGAGCGGATTGTTCTGCATTGATTTGAACGATTAGTGTGTTTTGTTCTATCAGTTGATTGTTCTGTTCGATTAGCTTGTTAGTTTGATTAACAAGACTAATGACCAGTTCTTGTAGTGCATGATTGTTGTCCACGTTGAGGTTCCTCATCTTTCAAGATGCGCAAATTTTTTATTCGTTCTTTGAGTCGAACAATTATTGAATCTATTGTTATGAGTTCATCACGAGATAGACCAGAGCGTGAGAGGTTTTGATATTTCTCTAGCTCACATGAACAAAAATCCAGATCCTTTTTACTTCTGATTTGTCAGCCATAGATACACTCCAGAAGAAAAGCCCCGCCAATAACTAGTATTCAGCGGGGCCATATATGCCGTAATCCGTTCGACCAACAAAAACCTCCCGAAGGAGGAATTTTAAATATCAGAAAGAAATATTGATTAACGCCCAAGTACAAACCTGTTTAATTCTCTTGCAACTAATTCCAGATATTCAGACGCGAATTCTTCAACAATCCTTTGTCCGTTTTCATTCTTTCTTTCAACCTTTACCCATTGTTCTGTAGAGCTAATAACCTTCCATTCAAAAGGTAAATTAACGTGCTTAACTACATCTTCTCGTTTGAACTTTTTCATACAGGAGACACCATAAAATGATTAATAAGTCATCATAATGATGCATTACTCATGTAATTTCAACACCTAAATTTAATCTAAGTATTTGTTCGCTATAGTAAATTTTTATTTTATATCTTTATGAAGTTTCTCTTTTAGCAAGTACCCTTCTAGCTGCCAGATTTTTTCACGTGCATTTTTATAAGCAATTTCACGCCCAATTTTTGGATCAAAGTTTTCAGGACTGGCGCAAGCAGATTCACCAGTAACAGTAAAACCATTTTCTAGTGAAAGAATACAAATTGTTAGGCAATTTGCACCACAATCATTTTTATAGTCTTCTGAGAAATAATCTGGATCTACATCACCACCAACAAAGCGTACTGCTTTAATTTTTGAATCAATATAATCAGGGGTAAGCCGTGGTGCATTTAAACCCTTCTCTTGAATCTTTTGTTCGATTTCTTTTTCAGTCGTCATGTAACCACTCACTTTTCTAAAGACAACAAAAAGCCCACTAATAAGTAAGCTTCTAATTAAACTTTGCTGAATGACCATAACTTCGTCCAGCTTATCACAAAATTACAAGAATGCAGTCTGGCTTGTCAACTTCAACCCATCAATCTACTTGGGATTTTAAAACGTGATGCTATACGCACTAAACCGAGCATCTTGTCACGCTGTACTGAATATTCAGAGACACCAAGCTTTTTAGCAATTTCATCCTCTTTCTTAAAATCAACATAGTAGATGATCACGCATTTAATCCAATGCTTAACCTTCTCATTTTCGGTTTGCATCATATGGCTTAAAAGATCTTCTACTGCCATTGCATGGAATACATCAATCTTACAGCGTGGTGGCGCTCTAAAACGGCGGTCAACTTGTATACCATTTTCAGCATCAATGACATGACCAAGGATGCCACGCGATCCTAAATAAGTTTCATAATTACCATCTAATAATAACCATGAACCGTATTGCTCTAAATGCCATTCAATTGGATGTGCATTCCAATCAATAGCAACTGTAAAATGTTTACGACCTTGACTTGCTGTAGCTGCATTCATATTTGTTAAGCCCCTGTGTTATGTTTTCTTACTTGAATATCAATCTGACCACCCGCCACAATTGGACGAGCATTTACTAAAAGGCTTTTAACTTGAGAGTCATCACCAATGAGCCCACACTTAGTAAGGGCATCAAGGCAGGGTTTTAAAATATTATCAATGTCACGTACTTTTTTATCTGGCATGTGGTAATCAATTATTACTTGAACATCGCCCATGTAATTATGTGGCTGGACAAAACGTTGCATTACCTCAATAAAATGATTGGCACGTTTACTTAGTCGTTTGCTAGCTCGGCCAGAATCAAGCCAGTAATTATTAATGGAAGGTGGAGTAATGTTTACACTACAGTCAAGTAGCGTATTAACATCACATTCATAGGTTTTACCCTTAATTAAATAAGCAGGTAGTTTAGGTGCTGGATCTTTATTAATTCTTTTCTTGCCACTTTCGGTTTTTAAAACAGGTGGGCGGTAACCGCCCCACTTTGGTTTTAGCATTTATCACCTCGGCGTTTTTCTGTAGCTTCGAGAATTGCAGCTGGAACTGATTTATCAATAGCTTCTTTATGTTCTAAATATTCTTCGCTATCTTTTTTAATTGCCTGCATCTTTAAATTGAAAGATTTATCTAGCTGTCTTCGGATTGGTCTGAGAAAATAAAGCATTGCTGCTGAATAATTTCGTTCTTGCATATCAACCGCATTATTTCGGCTTCGCTCGGCCGTTTCAATTTCAAGATCAACCAACTCTATTGTTTTTTCAAAAACCTTTTCTAGATCTCCAATCGTGTCAGCACGTTGGGCACAGACTTGTTGCAAGAAACCACGTTCATGTTTTATATCATTTATCCAGACGCTATACTCCTTTACAGTACCTTGCAAATCAATAATTACTGCTTGCTGCTCACAATAGATTTCCCATGCCAACTGCACAGAAGCGATCTTGTACATACCTTCATCAAAGATAAAGAGCTTTTCACCATGCATGAAAACAAGTTTCTGATAACTTGCGGATGCTTTTAATGTTTCTTCAAAATCTTGTCTTCGCAATCCATTCTTCACCTCATCAATGCGGTGGCCCACGGCTATTTCTTCTGGCTCAGCACGTCTGAATCTATTCTTCTCTACCCAATGCTCACCATCGTTTAAAACCAAGCCCCAATCATCAATAAATCCTGTAATCTTTTTAACGGCTAAGTATTTAGCTTCTAACCCTTCATCAGTACAAACCACTAAATCATTTACTTGAAATTCATTAAGCTCACTCATGGCTCCACCTCATCATGTTCTTCACCTAAATCAACACCAACTACCTCCGATTGCAACTTTACATATTCGCTTGGACAACCAAACGGCTGGCCTATGTCTAAGCGACCACAAACGAAACCGTCCGGCTCTACTCGATCTAAAACACCAAAACCACTAATACGTGTCCCATCCGTTTCAACTCTATTTGAAGAAAGGAAGTCCACATAAACACGATGACCAACTTCCAAGTTTTGTTTTTTATTCTGCATTGCTCTAATACTCCGGTTCTGAAGTTGGCGCTGTTTAATACGATTTTTCATACATGGACATCCAAAAATTGAGAGTATTTTTAAGAATGTTCCAATCAAGAACTGTTGCCTCAGATTGACCCTCATAGATACGGCGCAATTGATATGCCGTGATTGCATAACCTGATCTTTCTGCTAAGAAATCCCATGATTGACCATATTCTTCTACGAAAACTTGCATGAATTTTTGCTGAAGCTTTGCGAATGCAGATTGCTCTGGCACAACCTTTACTTTTTCCTTTTTCGGCTCAGTTAAAAGAATCCCATTTGAACGAGCCCAAACAACACATGTTTTACAGCGACAACCCATTTTTTTATAAGCGCCGTCTGTACCATGTTTAAGGCGGATCTGGTTTTGCTCTTTTTTCTCAAAAGGTTTTATTTCATTTCCCTGAGCAAGCCATTTTGCAACCTCATCTTCAAGTTCTTCGCGCTTGCTTGATTTAAGAACAACATTTGAATATGACAACGAATAATCGCGTTTAACGAAATCTAACTTTGCATTCATGCTTGACCACCTGTACGCGCATCTGCCCAAACACACTCAACTTGAGTTAAGCCACCATGTTGGAAACGGGACCACAATCGATCACCTAAATCAGAAATAAGGCCATGTATTACTTTGCCGAAACGGTCAGTGGTATCTTGCAAAGCCATGTTTGAAATCAACATTGTTGGTTTACCAGCGTCATAACGTGCATATAAAACCTTGTGCACAAGTTCTTTACGCTTATCGCGGTCATGCAAACCATACTCATCAACAATGAGAAGGTCATATTGAGCAAAGTCATAAATAACGGACTTTTCAGACATGTCTTTCGTGTCTTTATCCCAAGCTTGCATAATGCGTTGTGCAATTTCTTCACTTGTGATGTAACGGGCTTTTTACCGTTTTTAAGCAGCGTACGCGCCGTGGCACATGCCAAATGAGTTTTTCCCGTTCCAGTTTTACCAACCATTACTAGATTGGTTACTTGGTCCTTCATGATTCGATCTGCGTATTCCACGCACTTGTTAAACGCAACTGTTTGACCAGGTAATTCACATTTGTAATTAGCAAAGCCTGAATTTTGATGACGCTCTGGAAGCATTCCAGTAGACATGTGGGCTTTGAATGCACGGCGATTCACTTCGCGGTCATATTGCTCATTTTGTTGCTTCGTGTATTCAGCAGCACAAGCGGGACAAATCTCATGACCACCCATACGAACTTTTTGTTGTTTGTGGGTTTCACATACGCTTTCCGCTTTCGGAAATTGATAATTAAAGTTTGTCATTGCGTTCATACAAAATTACCTCCCAATTTCACAGGCTGCACGTTTTCATCGTAGTTTGGCTGTTGTTCATCAAAAGCCTGATTTACGCTGCCTTGTGGTTGAGCTTGATTTGTTGGTCTTGCTTGCTTAGCTTTTTGAGTTTCTAGTTTTTCGAACTTTTCAAATAACCATTGAGCAAACTTGCTGTGTTTTTGGTTGTCAGTGAGAAAACGTGAATTTTCGTGATGAGCATTGAAGTTACTCAAATGAAATTCGTAATCGCCCATAGACAAGATTTCTTCAACACGCTGCGAGTATTTTGATTTTTGCAAAATAGCTTTCAGGTGCTCTTTGTTTGGTTTCCAAGAGTCATCCGGCTCTTCAAAGTTTTGCGCTGGCGCTTGAGAGAGAGATTTATCTTGTTCCTGCTCCTGTTCCTGTTCTTGGCTTGCAAGGGGCTTTGAAGGGGCTTTAATTTCTTGTGTTGCATCACCCTTGCCTTCTCGTTTATTTGTCATGCAAAAAGCTTCTGCGTATTTATCGAAAAAGCCTGCTAAATAAGGGTTTGAAGGTAGTGAGTCATAGTCCTTTTGGATGCCTTTACAACGGTTATCTGTTGCCTTCAATGACTCAGCAACTTGGAAGCGTGCCATCTCATGCACCCAAACCATTTCTGATACTTCGTCATAGCTACAAAATCCCGCTTCACATGCCCATCGAAGCCCCTCTTTAGCCCCTTCTAAGCCCAGTCCAGTTTCATGAGCAACATATAAAAGGGGCATGTAATAAAGGCCGAGCATGTTTGCATGCGGACATGTCATTAAGTACATAGCCACCACAATTGAATCTGGTTTCTGGCGTAATTTCTTTCCAGTAGATCCAGTCCAGAAGTGTGGAGAGACTTTCCCATAATCACGCACGGTTATTTATCTCCTTTGAAGGGGCTTTGTAGGGGCTTGAAAATTGCTTAGTAGCCACTCTAAAAAGATCTGGTTGGATATCTTTCTCGTTAGCAGCTTGGGCAATACGATCTTTTGCAATTTCAAAGTACTTTTGTTCTAGTTCAATCCCAATAAAAGAACGCCCTGTATTTACACAAGCGACACCAGTGGTACCACTGCCCATTGTGTTATCGAGTACTGTTTCACCTTCATTTGTATAAGTACGAATTAAGTACTCACAGAGGGCCACGGGTTTTTGTGTTGGGTGAAAGTTTGCTTTCTGTTTGTCACTACTGAATAACTGAACTGAACGTGGGTACCGTTCTGTTGAGTCATACGATTTAATATTTACTTGTTTGCCATAATGCTCTGATCCAATATCTTTACGCTTAGCTGTCTTTCGTTCATGACCAAATGTTTTGATTGGATTGAATGTTGGCTTAGTTTTGTAAAACACTAGAATATTTTCATGAGCACGTAGAGGCTGGAAATGCGCATTAAAGAATCCGGTGGCTGCAGGTTTTTCCCAAATCCATTCATACCTGAATAACTTTAAGTTAGAGGTTGCAAGTACAGACGAAAATGGTTGTGCAGCGAACAATACAATTGCCCCATTTTTTTAATAACGCGCTCGTATTGTTCCCAAAGAGGCTCAAATGGAATAACACTATCCCATGAACAGCATGTGGTACCGTAAGGCAAATCACATAAAATAAGATCGATCGATTCATCAGGTATGCTTGCCATTACCTCGAGACAATTACCATGATGAAGTTCTGTATTCATGACACCTCTCCCAATGCTGTATGAGCGCGGTTGATGTGCTTCAACTCATCTTCTGAATAAACACGGCAGCTTGCAGAAATATGGTTGTGCAGGTGACGGTCATCACCCAAATCACTAATAAGACAGGTCTTACACTGCTCACCCTGAAAATTGCTGCATTTGTTTTCGCAAGGATGTTGTGATAGATTTGTTTTTGTATTCATTCTGGTTTCCAAATTAAATGAATCACTAAAAAGTCTGATTTGCCGATCAGGCTTTTTGCTTTTCTAGGTCTAAAGGGATTCGGCTTTGAGCCATCTTTTGAAGCGCTTTATCTGCTGCTGTTACGCTTTCGATAATTTTTTGAAAAATAGAATGAGCTTCCTCATATTCCTGAGCCGTAACAATGTTGTCCTCTAACACTTCTGCAACTTTCTGATTTGCCAAGCCATTAGCGATATTGTTTTTAAGCAATGCCTCAAGAATCGACATTTCATGATGTTTTTCGCCGTCACATCCTACTGGCACCAACACATAACCCAATTGATGAGCCCAAACTTTGATTAATGCAGGGTTCTGCGTGTAATTAATCATCGTCTCAACTTTTTTAAGACTAGGAACATGGTTTTCCATGTTTGGATTGGCATAGTTAAGAACAGTTTTGTGTGAATCACCCAACATGTCAGCAATTTCAGCAGGTGTAATACCCGGTGACTGGTGGACTGTCTTATATAGAGCTGCTTGAGCTTCTCGACTTAAATTAATTTCACTCATATGTGAATCCTTGAAAAATTTCACGTTTACGCACATTTGCTATCCGTGAATAATGTGTTTAAGCGGTTCGCTTTTGCTTTGGTGTACGGCGCAAGTAATCAAAATCGGTATCTGGGCATAGATCATCACAGCGAACCTGCCCTTTACTCTCTCGATCAATGTCGATAGCTAAACTTGGATTACACGGGCGGTTGCCATACATGATTTGTTTGATTTGCCCAGTTGTTGTTTTGCAGGCCGTGGCAAAAGAAACTTGCTGTTCTTCAGATAAAGAAGAGAAGTATTGTTTTAATGTCAGTTTCTGCATTGCTAAAACTCTTTGCTAAAATCTCCATACAATTTAGCAGCAGCTAAAAGTTTTAGCAATATATAAATTCGCAGTTTTTTACTAAAAAAGTTACAATTTGCTAAATGGTTTTATAAATTATGTTGGCTATGGAAATTAAAGAGATAAGACGAAAGAACTTTGTCTATATGGTCGACAAACTGTTGGCAGACAATAGTTATAAGAACCAAAAGAAATGGCTCAAGCAATGGGGCTTACTAATGGTTCTTATATTTCTCAACTTAAAAGTGGAGAAAGATTTATAGATGACACTAAGGCTAGAAGTCTTGAAGAGTTCTTCAAGTTAAAACCATATGCTTTTGATGTGCCTATGGGAGAACCTGTTCTCCAAGATGGCATGATGGATAATGGCATTCTTAGACCAAGTGCTAACCATATCAGCCATTTAGGTAATGAATTTTTAACAGAATCTGTTGATCCTTCTGACTTTGTATTAGTTCCTCAATTCGATGTAAAAGGTGCTTGTGGTTTAGGTTACACCAACGAGAATGAGCTAATTAAGGGCGGATTAGTATTCCGTGAGTCGTGGTTACGTAGTAAAGGTATATCGCCAAAATTTGGTTGTTCGGCAGTAATGTCTGGTGATGGAGATAGTATGTCACCTACCATTGAAAGCAATAATATTCTCTTAGCGAATGTTTCTATCAAAACCTATCAACAAGTTGTTACAGGTAATGTTTATGCTTTTATTGCTAATAATGAATTACGTATCAAACGCCTTTTTAAGATTGTAAAGGACGGCGGATTAAGGATTGTTAGTGATAACCCCAATAAAGATTTATTTCCAGATGAGTATTTAACTAAAGAGGAATTAGATAATATTCAAATAGTTGCACATCTTGCTTGGCGTGGTGGTGACATTTAAATACAAAAATTACAATTTACAGCCTGCTAAATATGCAGGCTTTTTTATATCTAAATTTTATACAAAATCAATAATTTGCTAAATCAGTGTAAATTATTTTAGCAAAGTGTATTGCTAAAACTTTTAGCTGCTGCTAAATTTCATCTCGTAGACAGCAAAAAGCCCTGCAAGGCGACCAAACACAAGCAGAGCTTTTTTAATTAACGAGGTGATTATGAAACAAAAACTATTCAGAGTCAAACGACTCAGATACTCCACCGCCCACCTACGGCAGCGGAACAAAAAGTGCCTTTCATTGCACACGTCAAAGCTAATGCATTAGCGACTGTAAAAATGCTGGGTTTCCTTTCAGCAGGTTTAGCAGTTTGGGCTATATGCGGTGTTGTTGCAGCTAAATTTGCAATGGGCGTTTAAGACATGACGACTGCTCAACCACAAGAAAATGAAACTAATGGTTTGCCTGTTGATTTTTTTAAATCTAACCATGGCAAAGCTTATCAGGTTGCTCTCGATAAATTTGAAAAACCATTGCTCGATGCAGTGTTAATTCAAACACGCGGTAATCAAACAGAAGCTGCTGAAGTTCTCGGTATTAATCGTGGAACCCTACGCAAAAAGCTTCAACACCACAAGCTTATGAAATAGCAGTTATTGGAGCTAATAACATGACAGCTAAAAGACTTCTTTCTGCCAAACACTTGGCAATTTACAACACGGCGACACTTTGCAACAACTTGATGACCTTTTGTCAGAAGCGCTTCAAGCCTCAAATGACACGGGCAAAGTTTCAAAAGTATCGGTCACTTTGACAATTAAACCAAATGGCCGTGGCACCTACAAAATTATGGATGATGTGAAATCAACATTACCTAAATTCGATAAGGAGCCAACTGTTCTCTTTACGGACGGTGATCAGCAATTAGTACGTGAAGATCCACGTCAACAAAAATTGAAACTTGAACAAGTTTCAGAATCTGGCCCAGTTGAATTGAAATCAATCCCGACTGATCCAAAACAAACGTTCAAAACTCTTAACTAATACAGGTGTCTCATGACCGAACTTAACAATAACATTCAAACAGCTTATGAACTTGGTTTATCTGGCCTAAAAGCTGCTCAAAAAACAATTGGCGCTTTACCTTTTGTGGTGGTTCCTGAAGGAAGTAAAGTTAATACGTTTCCTGAACTCCTTGAACGTCCAATTAATCTTAAACAAAGCGTTTCGTTGCATACAGCTAAAGATTTTATTGGTTATGTAAATCGTTTTAGTGATCCAAATTCAATCATTTTTGTTGATGTATTAAATGGCCGTGTTAAAGCTGTGCTTGATTATCATGAAGCTACGCCAGTTAGCGAATATAACAGCAATGCTAATCAACGCCATTGCAATCACATTGCTAATTTCTTTGTGGAAAAAACAACTGAATTTAAAAAAAATTGAAGAGTGCTCAGGTAAGAAATTCACTCAAACTGAGTTTGCATTGTTGTTAGAAGACATCATGCCTCATATTGCAGAGCCAGTTGCAGCAGAACTTTATGAAATTGTTCAAACTCTATCTGCAAATACTAAAGTTGACTTTAAATCAGGCATTCGTACAAACAACGGTGAAGTAACCCTAACTTATAACGAAACCATTGAAGCAACGGCAGGCCGTGAAGGTAAATTAACCATTCCTGAAGTTATTAAATTTGGTGTTCAAGTACATCGTGGCGGTAATGCTTACTTACTCCCTGCTCGTTTCCGTTACCGCATTAACGGCGGAAATATCTCATTCTGGTACGACTTAGACCAGCTTGAGAAAGCAATCGAAAAATCAATGGAAGACACTATTGATTATATTCGCAACGGTAAAACGGTTACCTCAACCGTAAATGATGATGAACTAAATGTCTTTCATCCTGGTGTTAATCCTTCAGTAACTATTTTAGAAGGCACCGTTTAAAGGTTCTTACGTGCACTAACAAGGATGTTTGCTTAGCTGTAAGCATGGTGGATCAGCTTGTAACTATTTAGGCGCTGTAGAAATAGTGAAGATAGCCTCCCTATCGTCCGTTGGACCTACTTTCAACGTGAAATAGTAACTAGGAAGTGTAAGCGTTAGGCGTAATGTTTCTCATGATGGGTTCCCCACCATCCGCCGCTTCGGGGATTCGCAATTTAGAAAGGATTAGTAAATGAAAATAGTCTCTTTATTTTTCTGTGTACTGATCTTAACTGGCTGCATGAAAGAAGCGGAAGCTAAAGGCTCTACGGCAGGAGCCAAAGTTTCATTTAAACGTTCTTTTACCAGCACAAAAACAAACGTCTCTCAACCTTCTGGCAAAAAACCAAGCTATGTAAAAGAGAAGGCAAAACAAGTACGCAAATCAAAGTCAATTTTTAGTGGTCCTGAATATGTTTATTACCCATTAGGCGATTGCAAACGCTGGGTGACATTCAATTTCAATGGCTACCGCTGCATTGACCGTGATTAATAAATAATTTGGAAACCAGAATGAATACAGTAAACAATGCTTTTGTTGATTATGTGACTAGCGGCGCGTTCAATTTGAACCTAAGCCGCCGTCAAATCGATTGCTTGAAATATTATGCTTGTCATGAGCAGTTTATTTTCACCCCTTCACGTAGCTCTCAGGTCCTTGTAGAAAAGGGTCTTATTGAACAAGTACCGCAAGAAGAAGCACGTGATAAAATTACGGTTGCATGCGCATCACGGCGGAAGGAAAGCTTGTTTGGGAATTAATCAAACGTGCTGGTCTAGCAGTGGATCTACCACCCTCTGTATTTCTCCCTGCTCCTACTGTTGATTTTGAAGTTCAGTTAAAGGGCCGGTTCATGGAAATTAAAACATTAGTAGTTAAAGCCCATGTTAGATATTGGGAAGATTCTCAAATCAATGGTGAATATGACACTGAAGACGGCTCAAATGTTCCATGCAAGATTGGTGACTTATGGTCTCCAAAAATCAATGTAGAAACAGGAATTATTGAAAACTGGGAACTTGGTAAAAGAGCATTTATTCATTACAAAGTATGTGATTGTTGCGGCTGGGAATTATTGGATTCTGCTGGCAATGTCATCAAAACCCAAGATGATGGCTATGTCCCTAAAACCCTCTATCCTGCTACAAATGGCTATGGTGATTACATCATTATGATGTATTAATTCAATTGGTCAAATTATCAATTGGAAATTTAACTTAGAAGATTTTCAAGATGAGGATAAGGGATGACATATCAAATTCAGCCAATTGAACTGCCAGATGATTTAAGTAGCTGCTGGTTTCATCCAGAAATAGAACTGCATGACACTATTGGTGAAAATTCTGAATTCTATACAACGGAACAATGGTCCCAACTTCAAAAAAATCTTGGCGTAAAAATTCTTGTTGAGCGATTGGAATATTGGGATATTCCAGAAATCCCTGAAGATGATTGTGCAGATTGGTCAAAATGGAAACCTAAAGCTCCTGAACTAGGATTCTTTTTAATTGCAGCGTTTGATTCAGAAGATGGACCTGTTCTTTGGTGGGCAAAACCACACGAACCGAAACTTTAATATTTAATGCCCTGCGATTGGAGGAAATATGTCTAGCAACATTAAACACATTAAACTCTCAATCTTCGCTAAAAATTATTTTGATGATGAGTCGCGCCCATGCCGTGCAACTTTGGTAAGTCATATTGAACGTGGCTGGTTAAGTGGCATTAAACGCGGCACCCATTGGTTTGTGCAATGTACAACTTGGGGTGAGCCAATCTTTTATAGTAGTGAAACACCAAAGATTGATCTACAGTCACCACCAATCACAGGGAATGCTATCGCCGATAGAATTTTAGCTGAGATATAA